ACACGCGTAAGATCGTCGGCAGCGTCAGATGTGTATAAGAGACAGGCTAATTGCTGTGGTGTAAGACGATTTATCATCACTTGCGTCTTTAACATTAGGTGTGTCATTAGTTCCGTCATACGCAAGAATTAAAGTTAGATGATCTACGTTTGCTTTGACTCTAGCGTTTGCATCTGCCTGTGTGACTCCCGCAGACAGATCGGATGCGTAAACATAATCTGATGCTTTGCCTTTTGAATTAATATCGTTAATTACGGTAACGCTATCGGTTGCCGCGCTTAACACTTCTGCTACTGTTTGTGCCATTGTTTTATCCTTCTAAGGTTGTGATGCGAGCAAGTGCTGCATCTAATGCTGTTGATAGTTCTTGTACTGCTTTAATTAATGGATGAATAAACATTTCTTGAGATACACCTTGATGCGTGTGATCTCCATTAGTTATAGAGCTCCACCCACCAAAGTCTGTAATGTTGTGTTTGTCTAAAGCAGTTTTTACTTCTTGAGCAATCAATCCATATAACTTATCTGGATGAGCATCATTAGTTTTTTGTGCATCATAATCAGGGAAACTAGGATCAAGTTCTGCTTTTTCTTTCCATTTAAAAGTAACTGGTCTTAAATCATTTATAAAATCTAAACCGCAATCTGTATTATCTTGAATTTCTTTTTTGTATCTTTCGTCTGAAACTCGTGTCCACGAATTATTAGAAGTGTATTGATTATAAACTCTATCGCTACCAGTACCTGTGCCAAAAGTAAAAAAACTAGCACCTACTGATTCTACATCATAACCTAAAGCTATTTGATATTGATCCGTTGTATTATCACCTTTAGTGTTTGCGTGAGTACCGATAATAGTGTTGTATGCGTTTGTAGTAATACTTAAACCAGAAGATTGACCTACGCATAAATTATGGGATGCAGTAGTTATATTAGTGCCAGCACCATATCCAATACAAGTAGTAGAACCACCAGTAGTTATTGCATCACCAGCAAGGCCGCCTACTGCTGTATTTTCACCACCTGTAGTGTTTGCTTTTAATGCCTCGTCACCGACCGCTGTGTTTTCCGAGCCTGTGGTGTTTACATACATAGCGTTTCTACCAATAGCAACATTTTGTCCCGCCGTTGTGTTTGAATACAAAGCATTTGTACCAACGGCTGTGTTATTATTTGCTGTTGTATTAGCTCCAAGAGCCATATCACCAACTGCTACGTTATTTGTTCCAGTAGTATTAGCATCTAATGACCTTGCTCCAAAAGCACTATTATTTGTGCCTGTGGTAGTAGATAACATTGAGTCTTTACCAACAGCAGTATTGGTATCACCTGTAGTGTTTGCTCCTAAAGCATCTTTACCAACGGCTGTGTTGTTATTTCCTGAATTATTTGCATCTAAAGAATGTGCGCCAACTGCTGTACATCCTGTTGCTGTTTCATTACCAGCAAGAGCATTATAACCAATTCCTGTGTTGTAACTTGCTGTTGTGTTTGCTCCTAAAGAAGAACCACCAAGTGCTGTGTTGCCTGTGCCTGTAGTATTTGCATCTAAAGAATGGTAACCCATAGCAACATTTTCTCCACCTGTTGTTAAAGCTCCCAAACAGTTTCTGCCGACTGCTGAATTGTATGATCCAGTAGTACAAGCATCTAAAGCTGCTGAACCAACTGCGGTGTTTTCTGCACCTGTGGTGTTTGCTGTTAAGGCACTACCACCAATTGCTGTGTTGTTACCTCCTGAAGTGGTTGAGGTTAATGCGTCCATGCCCACAGCGGTGTTGTCACTTGCGGTATTGCTACCACCTGATAAAGCGTTATAACCTAATGCGGTGTTGTTCGATTGTGTGGTAGTTGATTGTAATGCGGCTCTACCTATTGCTGTGTTTTTTGTGCCTGTTGTATTTGCACTTAATGCTTTTTCACCTACCGCAGTTATAAAACTTGCGGTTGTATTCGCGTCTAAGGCTAAGTAACCCACTGCTACGTTTGAATCACCCGTAGTAATCGCCGTACCCGCTTCATCGCCTACGCAGACATTATAATTACCACCGCTTGCAATGCTGTTACCTGCGTTGACACCCGCTATAAAGTTTGATGTTCCAGAGGTTGAGCTTTTAATTTCGGTGAAAGTAACTGCCCCCATATTGACGGCTGTACCTGATGCACCAAATATCGCATCTATTGTATCGAGATCAGTATTAAGTTTTGTTCCCCAGGTATCGGTACTTGCCCCCACTTCTGGTTTGGTTAAACTTAAATTAGTAGTTGTTGTATCTGCCATAATTCTTTCCTATGTTATGCTGCTTCTGACCAAGACGTTGACGGATCGGATTGGTCTGTCCAAGTTGTTATTGTTACTGTTTGATCCGTATAATTGGTTGTCGTTACAGTATCATCTGCCCATTTTAAGCTACCAATCGCGGAAACACTAGATGTTTGTGCGATAGTTGCCTCACCAGAATATATTATACCACCAAGTGCAGTAAAACCACTTATCTGCTCTATGGTCGCTGATCCTGATGCAATAATTTCTGGTGTAGCTGTCATGCCTGACGTTTGTGCTAGTGTTGCTACACCTAATTTAACCAGTGTACCTGATGCAGTCATCGCGCTTGTTTGTGCTATGGTAGCTTCACCATCCAAGACAATAACGGCTGTTGCGCTTAACCCAGAGGTTTGTGCAAGCGTGGCTGTACCAAGCTTGACTATTTCTGCGGTTGCGGTTAATCCTGATGTTTGTGCAATCGTAGCTTGACCACGATCTATTTGTCTGCCAGTAGCGGTAAAACCAGAAGTCTGCGCCATAGTTGCAGTACCGAGTTTTATCACTTCGGCTGTTGCCGTTACCGCAGAGGTTTGCGCTATGGTACTTGCGCCTAGTTTAACTAAACGCCCACTTGCGGTTACGCCTGATGTTTGTGCTGATGTTGCAGAGACAGCAAACGTCATTGAGCCAGATGCCGAAACACCTGACGTTTGCGCTAGGGTAGCTGCTGCAACCTCATACTGAGGAGTGCCATACGCAGCTATGCCATAGTTATAAACACCGTAACCAACGGAGGCCATTAATTAAGCCAAAGTAACGTCTAAGTCACCAGCATCGAATCTAAATACATCGCCACTTGCTACTGCCTTAGATGCAGATAACGCAGCCCAAGCCATTAAGTTGCCACTTGATGATGCGTCAAAAATACCTACATGGGTTACTGTACCCCAAGAACCTGTTGCAGTAACAAATTCCACTGCTGCGCCATTGGTTGCTGTAGTAGGTGAAGTTCCTGAAACTGTCATTGCAGCCATACTTTTTCTTGCGTATGAACCACCTGAACATTCAGTACCGCCACCAGTATCAGAAGGTGCTGCCGTAAATAAACCAACGTATAAAGTTCCTGGTGCTGTGTAAGCACTACCACCAAATACATGGTCTAATACTTTATCTTCTAAATAATCTGTAAATCCAGCCATTATTGTTTAACTCCTAATTTCTCATAAAATATGTTGTGTTGCGTGGCTTGCCGTAAGTTCTGCGTCTTTGTATTAAAGAGCCTTGACCAAAAGCAGCCTTTTCTTGTTGCATACGCATTTCTTCTAATGCTAATTCAAATTGCGCAGTAAACATTTGTACTCTATCATCTTCCATTAGATAAATAGAGGCTTGCTTCATTGCTCCATACAAATAAACATCTGGATGGTTTAATGAAACAAAGTTACTGGTGTTCGAGTCGCTTAACGCGCTGATTTTACCGTAATAAGTTAATTGTAATGTATATGAAGTGTCAGGGGTAGGGGCAAGTTCTAATGTGCCATCTACAATTGCAAAATACTTTGGCTGTCCTGAACTATTATTATTAGCTCGTCTAAATATATCTAATGATTCTATGGATTGTTGAAATAAAGGCGTAAAATCACCTGATGTAATTTCTACATTAATTACTTCCAACCAATCTGTAGGTAAAGTTAAGTATTGACCATCAGCAGTTGCTGTGGCTCTTTTAATCATATCTTTATCTCTCAGCTTACGGTTTAATTCTGCTTCCGTAGTATCAATAAAAATATCAATCTGTGAGGTAAGATCACTTCTATTTAAATAATTGGCGATCTGTGTTTTTAGTTCATCATACGTCATACTCTACCTTGCCATATTCTAAATAATTTATTATCTGGGTCGTTGAGCCATTTCTTCCATTGCTTTCTATCGTTAGCCCAACCTTCGCGTATTGCTTGTTGATATATTACCATAGGTACTTCAGCAACGTGTTTTAATTCTTTGCCTTGAGTGCCATAAGATAAATTCTTTACATTATCCAGAACAGGCTGAACATTTTGCGTGGTGTGGTAGATATTCTTATCATCCTCAGTAGCAAACTCATTAATAAAGCCTGACTTTGAATCTATAACTGTTCTTTTTGCCATGTTAAAAACCTAAAAAAAGAGGGGCGATTACTCACCCCTCTTGCTACAACTTATGAAGTTGATAAGTCAGCAGCGATTCCGTGAGCCTTCTCATTTGATACTTCCAATCCAAATTCAACGACTAACATTTTCGTAATTGCATCACCAATAGTTGCGATATCAATTGTGTCAAAATCTCTTAAGAAACAAGTTTTCGCGTAGTTAGGATCAACAAATAAAGCTGATCTTGCACGACTGAAGTTTGAAGGAACTACTTTAAGTTCTCCAAAGTCACCCGCGTAGATAGCTACTGATGCTTCAACTGTATTTGCATCTACTGTTTGAGTAACAGAAGTTCTGCCACTAAAACCAGATACAACACCTTTAACGTGTGGGCCAACGACTAACATTGAAGGCTCACCACCGTTTGCAAAGCAGAGTTGTTGTACTGCTTTCAAGATGGTTTCAGTAAACGCACGCGCTGTACCGTCAGTTGGGGCAGCACCGTTACCAGCGCCCGCGCCATTAGTACCACGAGATACGTTTGTTTCTGTCCACGTTTCAAATCCACCAGTCTGACGAACTGTAGCTGCTGCACCCGCATTTTTAGCGACTTTAGAGCATAAGGCCGTTTCCATATCGCGCTTGAGGGCCTTAGCCATAATAGCTAGTTGATGCGCCATTTCTGATTTTTTTCCCGCTGCATCAGAGGCATCTTGGGTGTTAGTGACAGTTGCATCACGGCTACTGATTTGACAGTAGTTGATTTCTCTAACCGTTGCAGTTGAAGCAGCACGAGAAAGTTCAAAACCTTCTAATTGTCCTGTTCCAGATGGGCTTGGTAGAGCTTCTGTTTGCCAGTCAAACTGGACATTTCTTACATTAGTTTTGCCAATAGAACTCATAAATGGCGTACTCATTGGAGAAATGTTGTAGATAATATCAGACAACTGTTCTCGGTCAGAAGTAGCAGTATATGTGTCAAAGGCGTTTGTTACTTTAGCCATTTTTTATACCTTTTTAAATAAATTGTTCAAAGACTTTAGCCGCATCTTGCACTTTGCCAGATTTAGCTAGTTTCATTTGTGCTTTTTTCACCGCAGTCATTGTCTTTGGTTTATTAGAAGTACCAGGTCTTGCCACTCTTGAAGCCGCTTTTTGGGTTGGTTTCTTTTTGGAAGCTGCCACTTGTTTGCGGTATAGCATCCCATCGCGTAAACCAAGTAACACTCGATAATCTATCACCTGATTAATTTCTTGTGCAGTAAAGCCCAAGTCTTTAATAGCATAGTTTGTGATTGCAGCTTTTTCCTTTTGAGATTTTTCTGCATCAGACCAATGAGGAATTTTTTCAGTAAGTTGTTGGTTGCCGTATTCGACAAACTTTTGAATTTGCTCTTGCTGCTTTTGCATTGCTTCATTTTGCAATCTTTGGTTTTCAGCTTTAGCTGCATCTAACTTCTTACGTTTATCTTCCCACACATCTTTTTCACGAACATAGCCAATAGGATCAGATTCATATAGTGCTGCCCAATCTGGTTCGTTTTCTAATTCACCATTTAAACTCGCCTCTAATTGAGGCAATAACTGAGCGTAAATCGCATCTTTTTTGGCTAACTCTGCTTGCTGTTCCTCAAAACCTTTACGTTGTTGGGACAGTTCTTGAGTTTTCCTTGTATAGTCTTGTTGGCGAGAATAGCCGTTTTGGAGTTCATCTAACGTGACCTCTTGCTCTACGCCATCAACTTTAACGACATAGGATTGAGGTTGTAGTTCTTCCTCTACTTCTGTTTGTTCTTCTAAAGACTGTTCTATTTCTTCCCCTTCCTCAAAGTCATCTTCAACTTCAATTTCAGCTTCGACTTCTGCCTCTGCTTCTACTTCTGTTTCCACGACATCTTCTGGAGATGTTTCTAACTCAACTGTTTCTTCTGCTGGTACTTCTGGTGCTTCCTCATCGGGAGTCAAAAACCCTTCAAATGAAGTAACAGTTCTATCTAACTCTGATTGTAAAGCAATCGGCTTGGCGATGTTGCTCATATTAAACTCCTTCAAGTTTTTTAAAATTTTACCTAGTTATATGTAATTGTGCAATTTTTTGACTTGTGCACTGGTTATCTT